ATATCTGTTAGTGCCGTATTAGGATATGGCGGCTCCGAAGTTTTTCCTAAACAAGTAGAACTAAAATCAGAAGAAGATACAGGAAACTTTTTAAATTTACCTTACTTTAATGGAGACAACACAACAAGATATGCATTTCGAGAAAGTGGTGATGGGGCTACCATGGAAGACTTTTATGAGTTATACGAAAGAAATAAATTAACTCCAGAAAAATTAGAAACCTTAGAAATTAAAAGACCTTTATCTGAATTTAGTGATGGACCTCCTTGTATAGAATCATTAACACAAACAAAATTAAATGATGGAAGAGATCGTGTAATATATCAATACATACAATATGCAAAAAGAAAATGGCCAGAAGATTGGCACAACAGAATTAATCAATTTAATTACAAATATTTTGAAAATCCTTTAGACGATAAAACAATTCAAGATAAAATAAAATTTCATGCTAAAAAAGATTTAGGTTTTAAATGTAATGAAGAACCTATGTGTAATCATTGTGATAAAAAATTATGTAGAAGTAGACAATTTGGAATTGGAGGAGAATCAATTTTTCCTGAACTAAGTGATTTACAAAAAGTAGAGTTAGACGAACCATACTATTGGGTTAATGTAGATGGAGAACGAGTTAAATTAGACAATATAGATTGTCTTATGGATCAAAGATTATTTAGAAGAACTGTTACAAAACAAATAAATAAAAAACCATCTAGAATTAAACAAAATGAATTTGATAAATATGTAGATCTTTTATTAGCTGGTGTAGAAATTGTTAAAGCACCACAAGGGTCATCTATTTTAGATCAACTCCAAGATCATTTAGAAGAATTTTGTACTAATAGAACCGCTAAAAGCACAACCAAAGAAGATATATTAAGAGGAAATGTTTGGACCAATGAAGGAAAACATCATTTTATTTTTAGTAAATTTTTTCATGGATACTTACAAAGAAAAAAATGGGGAGAAAAAGCTCAGCCTACACAACAAATGTTAAAAGAACATTGTGATTGTAAAGATGATAGATTAATTATAGGTAAGAAAAGACCTAGTGTAATGATTGTAAATGCATTTGAAAGACCAGAACATAATTATACACAGAAAAAACTAAAAGAGGAGGCACCTTTTTAATGAAATTTACTAAAGAATATAGAAAAATATGGCACGCACAATATTATTTAAAAAACAAAGAAAGAATTTCAAAAGAACATAAAGAGTATCATGAAAAAAATAAAGAAAAACAAAATGCTAGATCTAGACAATATTATTTAGAAAATAAAGAAAAACTAAATCAAAAGGGTAAAGAACATTACTACAAAAATTGGCATAAAGTACAAGAACAACACCGAAAGTGGAGAGAAAACAACAAAGAAAAATTAAAAAAACATTATTATAGTGAGTCCAATCAAAAAAAATTAAAAGAATACAGAGAAAAAAATAAAGAAAGAGCTAAAAAATTACGACAAAAACGAGATAAAAAAAATAGAAAAAAATTAAATAAATACACAAGAGATAGAAAAAAAACTAATCCTAGTATTAGAATAAGACATCAATTATCAAATAGACTGTGGAGTGCTTTAAAAAGAAACAATCTTTATCAAAATAAATGTGCATCTACTATGCAACTTGTTGGATGTACTATTGAAGAATTATGGAAACATTTAGAATCTAGTTCATCTTGGGAGCCGTGGATGACACGGGAAAATTATGGTAAAGGGGGTTGGGATGTTGATCACATATTACCGTGCGCTTCTTTTGATTTAAAATGTCCAGTTCAACAATTAGCTTGTTTTCATTGGAGTAATCTTCAACCATTAGAACATATTAAAAATGTAAAAAAAGGAAGTAAAATTTTATGAAAACAATTGTATTAGGACCTCCAGGAACTGGGAAGACTCACACACTTTTAAATAAAGTAGATGATTATTTAAAAGAAACTGATCCAGACAAGGTAGGTTACTTTGCCTTTACAAAGAAAGCAGCAAACGAAGCAAAAGAAAGAGCAATGGATAAATTTAATTTAAGCGAAGATGATCTTCCATATTTTAGAACTCTACACTCGCTCGCTTTTAGAAGGTTAGGAATTAACAAAGAAAATGTAATGCAACGTAGACATTATGAAGACTTAGGACAAAAAATAAATTTGCCTTTGGATTATAATGACTATGATGAAGAAGAAACTGGATTGTTCACCACTAAAAGTGATTACTTAAGAATTATAAATTTAGCTAAATTAAGAAACATTACCATTGATCAACAATTTAATTTGGGAGAACATAATCAAGATGTGGAATATGATAAACTTAACATAATAGCTAATGAACTAGACAGATATAAAAAAGAATATAACCTAATAGATTTTAATGACATGATACTAGACTTTGTTAAGTCAGATAAATCTCCTAGATTTGATGTAGTATTTATAGATGAAGCTCAAGATTTATCTAGAATGCAGTGGGATATGGTTAATCATTTTAATACACAAGATTCTTTTATTGCAGGTGATGACGACCAGGCTATCTTTAGATGGGCTGGTGCAGACGTTGATTCTTTTATTACTCAAACAGGAAAGATGTTACATCTTACGCAATCAATGAGAATACCTAAAAAAGTTCACGACTTTGCTATGAAAATTATAGAGAGAGTTTCAAACAGAATTTATAAAGAATGGAAACCTAAGACAGTAGAAGGATCTGTTAGAATGTATGAATCATTTGAAGATGTGGACTTAAGTAAAGGAGAATGGATGGTTTTAACTCGAACTAGGCATATGTTAGAAGCGATAGAAGAGACATTAACAACTAAAGGATTATATTTTGAAAATAAATTTAAAAAATCTTTTGAAAAAGATATTCAAGACGCAGCTATTGATTGGCATAATTTATTAAAAGGACAATTATTAAACTATCGACAATTAGAAAATATATCTAAATACATGGGGCCAAGTCATTGGCATAAGAAAAAAATGAAAGGAATGGTTAAGGAAGCTTTTTATGGAATAGATCAATTAGTTAAAGATTATGGACTTCAAATTAAATTAAATTGGTTTGAAGCATTTAATGACTGTTCAACAGATAGAAAAGAGTATATAAGAGCTATGAGAAGAAATGGAGAAAGCTTGAAAGAAAATCCTCGAATACAATTATCAACTATACATAGTGTTAAGGGTGGTGAAAAACAAAATGTAGTTTTATTAACTGATCTTACGCATAATACAAATAAAGCTTACGAAAAAAATCCTGACGATGAGAACAGATTATTTTATGTAGGTGCCACGAGAACAAAAGAAAATTTACATGTTATTCAACCAAAAGATGATTACAAAAGTTTTCAAATTGGAGATCTATGATACATCCCTACGCTACAAGTAGAAAACGAGCAAGAAAAAAATGGAGACAAAGTCCTAAAGGCAAAGCATGGGACAAAGCTTATAATCAAAGACCAGAAGTTAAGGCTAGAAGAAAAGAACTTTATATTCAAAAAATAATTAAGGAATCACAAAATGACTTCAACAGTTTGGGATAAACAACACGGAGGATCACATTATAAAAATTTTAAAATTCAACCCAGTAAATTTGTGGTTGAAAATGAGTTGCTCTTCCCAGAAGGCTGTGCTATAAAATATATCTGTCGTCACAGACTAAAAGGAAAGAAGGAAGATATATTAAAAGCGATACACTTTTTAGAAATGATACTTGAAAGAGATTATAAAGAAATAGAGAAACCAAAAGAAAATAAACCAGAAGATAAAGATAACTCCTGGGGTATAATTACTAAATGATACAAAAACCTTTATTTTCACCACAAGTAGAGTGGACTCCACCAGATGAATTTCCAGACTTATCCAAATATGATGAGATTGCAATTGACTTAGAAACTAAAGACCCAGAACTTATGAAGATGGGATCAGGTTCAGTTACTGGTAGAGGAGATGTTACAGGAATAGCTGTAGCTGTACATGGATGGTCAGGTTATTATCCAATTGCACATGAAGGTGGTGGTAACATGGATCGTAAAAAAGTTTTAAAATGGTTTCAAGGTGTACTAGACACACCTGCAGATAAAATATTTCACAACGCCATGTATGACGTGTGTTGGATACGCGCGTTAGGTTTAAGTATTAACGGTCTTATTGTAGACACGATGATTGCATCGGCCCTTGTTGATGAAAATCAAATGCGTTATGACTTAAACAACTGTTCAAAACGATACACTGGAAAAGGAAAGAATGAAACACATTTATATGAAGCTGCAAAAAGTTGGGGGGTTGACCCTAAAGCAGAAATGTATAAACTACCTGCCATTTATGTTGGCGCATATGCAGAAAAAGATGCAGAGATAACTTTAGAGTTATGGCAAGAACTTAAAAAAGAAATACTTCACCAAGATATACAATCTATTTTTGAATTAGAGACAGAACTTTTCCCTTGCTTAGTTGATATGCGTTTTTTAGGAGTCCGTGTAGATATTCAATCAGCGCAAAAACTAAAAGAAGAATTACATAAAGAAGAAAAAGAACTCCTACACTTAGTAAAAAAAGAAACTGGAGTAGATACGCAAATATGGGCAGCTCGATCCATTGCGCAAGTTTTTGAAAAACTTCACCTACCATTTGACCGCACCGAAAAAACAAATTCTCCATCATTTACAAAAAACTTTTTACAGAATCACCCCCACCCACTGGTGAAACGAATAGCCCGCGCTCGTGAAATAAACAAGGCGCATACCACGTTT